GATATTCGCCAACTTCTTTATCTAACTTGGCAATTTTTTCTTTGTTGTTATTAATATTGGCATTTCCCCTACTCTCAAGTTCTTCAATGAAGTCTTGCTGCATCTTCATCTTATCTTTGATATTACTCCGCTTGAGATCCAAAGATTTAGTCTGTTCTTTCTTTTCGCGCAGTTTGTCCTTGATAAGATTACTCATCGCAGAGAAGATGCGAATATCAAGGAGATCTTCAATTACTTCACGACGATTAGCAGTGGTCAACTGCATAAATGGCACAAAAGTGCTACTACCCAGAATTACAATCTGAGTAAAAGACTTATAGTTCAGTTTAAGAATACTTTCTTCTAGAACCCTTTGGTTTGCACGATCATCTGCCTGCTTGTGCAAAGGATTTCCATTAACTTCAATATCAAATACATTCGGTTTGATTCCACGACGAATCAAATAATCCCGACTGTTTACGGTAAACTCCAACTCAACCAAACACTCTCGCTCGTTAGTCGTATTAACTAACTGTGGTTTATTGATCTTACGAAAAGGTTTGTTGAACAGAACAAAAGTCAGAGCATCTAGAATCGTAGATTTGCCTGCACCATTCGTACCAATGATAAGATTTGTGTGGTGCTCTTGAAAGTCAACTTCAGTAAATTGATTGCCGGTTGATAGAAAATTTTTCCAGCGGATCTTTTTAAAGGTAATCATGTAATGGGGGTTGGTGGAATAACAATATCGTTGGGAGTAATCACTGTATATTTGTAATTATACGCTTTACAGGTTTTTATTGCAAGTGCATCATCAACTTCTACAATCTCCATCTCCTTCTCATAATCTGGATCTTCTTCCAGCATCATTGCATATCGTTCTGCATCATCTTCTTCTTCAAACAAGAAAAGAACTTTGTCTCCATACTTATCCTGAACGGCATATGCTCCATCATCTTTTCTGTCTTTTAGAGTGAGAAGAAACATTATTCTACCTCGCAAGCTTGTTTATAGAGATCTTGGAATATATTCTTAATTACGTTCTTATCGAACTCAACTTCCGCTTCTTCAATATATCGATTTAAGATTGAGAGAGTATTTTCGTCTTCTTCAATTTCAAAATCTTCATTCTCTTGAATTTCAAAATTTTCAACGATTTTGAGATCATGAATTCCAACAGAAAAAAGTTTATCAATAAACTTCTCAAAAGATTTTGGATCGGATTTTTTACGAACGATTACTTTAACAATCTTGTTTTCATACTCCGTGGCATCAAACATTTGATACGGAGTATCTTCATAATAAATGTTATAGAATAATTTATACGGATTATTAATTTGAGTAAGTTCTAATGTGTCCGTATCAAAAATATGAAATCCTCTATTATCGTTCACATCGTTCCAAAACATCTCATAGGGATTGCCTAGGTAGAAGATTTTTCCATTATCCGATCGAGTGTGATAGTGTCCCGAGAAGACAGTGGTGAACTTCTCAAATAGTTCGCAGTCCATACCATCTTCCATGACGTGCCCGCGATGAGCTCTGAATCCGTTAAGCTCAAGGTGCCCCATCGCACATACGCTAGATGTAGTTTTAATAGATGAGACAGTATTCTCAAAATTTTCTGCATTGATCCAGGGAATAAACAATACCTTTAGTTTATCTAGGACAACTTCTGTAACTTCACTATAGGTTTTGATATTGGGATAAGTTTGCAGAAGAAGTTCTGGAGAATTTACTTCATTGGTATTCTTATAATAACAATCATGATTACCAATGATCATGTGAACATCATATTTTGAAAGAGGATCAAAAACTACTCTCTTTGCCCATTCCAAACTTTGATAATCGATTGATTTACGACTATCAAAAGCATCTCCCATATGAATAACGGTTGTTACACCATGCTTTTCTAAAGAAGGGAAGAAAACATCTTGATAGAATTTTTCAAAATAATCATGTAAATGTTTTGATCCCTTCCTGGCACCATAATGAGTGTCAGTGATGATGGCAACTTTCATTAACGATTCTTGTATTGAATATTGTCCTTGATACTATTATAGTCCGAACTATGCCCCGAAAGCAAGCTGTCATCAACCATCATAACTTCATCAAAACCAGTGCGTTCAATGATCTTTGTTTTAATATCCAGTTGCTTCTTCTCTTTCTGAATTCGACGTAGAAAGGCGTAGTGAATAATCTGCGTAAAGTAAGCAAACGGATTCTTTGACTTCTCTGGATCAAAATTATGAATATACTGCACACAATTTTCAATGCCATCAGAGATCATGTCCTCACGGAACATGTAGTTGACAAAGTTTGGTTTATAAGAAAGGTGAGTTGCAATCTTCAGAAAGCAATCCCCAAGATAATTTGTAATCGGTGGTTTGCCAGGCCAATGCTTTGAACGATCTTCCTTCAGGGGAAGTCTTCCGTTCTTTTCAAAAAAATCTTTTTCTACCTTTGAACGATAAACAATCAGTGCTTCAAGCAACTCCTTGTTATTAACGTAGTGTTCTGTCTTCTTCTTAGGCATAGCATCTGGTTCATAAAATAAAGTTATAAGTATTATACCACACTTTCAGGACTTGACAACATAATGAATCATGAGTAGAATACCTTTGTTAGGTTTGAAGAGACAGCTTTAGCTTTCTTTAGTATCTTCTATATTATTATAGAGATTCTCTAGAGATTTCCTTGCTTCCTCTACTGATGAAACATAACCAATTGTAGTAGAGATGTCTACTTGATGAGAATCTTCAATAGTTTCATCACCTTCACCTTCTAAAAATTTGTTGTAGATAGTAATTAATTTATCATCCTTAGATTCTGACATAGTAATAACCTTATCATATCTAATTACAAAAATATCATCGGTAGAGAGTTCTAACCATGGTTTAATTTTTATAATAGTATTTCCATGATGATTAAATGATCTAATCACTACTGGACTTTGTAAGATAATGACTGGATCATCGTTATTTTCATCAACCGAAACTAATGAAAATATTTCTTCACCTGATGTAAGTTTTATAATAGAGTAAAACTCTTCTCCCATTAGTTCTTTAGCGGTATGTTTACAATATCGTAGTTAAAATTTTCTTCGTTATAAACTTTGATTCTTTCTATTAGATGATTAAGTGTGTAGTTTCTCCTGGTCTTGTAGGAAATGTCGTCAGCAATGTCATAGAGAGTTGCCTTTGTCTTATTATTTCCTTTCCTGAGCACGCGACCAATAGATTGGAGATTCCGAATTCTAGATTTGGATGGAGAAGCAAAAATAACATTATGGAGATTTTTAATGTTAATTCCTGTACTGAATGTTCCGTATGAAGCGACAATAATCGCGTTGTCTTCTTTCTCAGTGATTTCTCTTACCTTTTCTCTGTCTTCTGTTGCTACACCTCCATGCACAAAGAACACATGACGATTCTCTACACTACCAGTATTTATTAAATCGAATAATGGTTGACCATGACCTTCGACTCTTGAGAAAAGAATCAAAGTGTTTCCTTTTAGATCAAGAGCAAGATTTCTAATAAATTTGTTTCGACGTTCGTGATTGATGATATATTGAACTTCTTCTTCAAAGTTCTCAAATTTATGGGCAGGGTGTTTCAATAGAAGCACATTAATATCCAATGTGGCAACGTGACCCTTTTTCATCAGTTCTTCTGTTCTGATGATTTTATATGATGGACCAAATAAACCCTCTAACACCCATTTGTGTGTTTGTGTGCCATCTAGTGTTCCTGTAAAACCGTAACGATACTTTGCATCTGAGAGTTTTGACATTATAGATATTAATGACTTACTCTTGAACTGGTGTGCCTCATCCCCAACCACTACGTTAAAACGTTCAAAATACTTTCGGGGGAGTTTGTAGATGGACTGCCAGGTAGTGATGATCACTTGGGAATTTGTTTCCCGTTCTCTACCCGCATATATCTTGTGGCAATATGAACCTACATCCCAACCATAGTCTGCAAAATCTTTATACATCTGCTCTACTAGGGAAGTCGTCGGAACGACTATCAGAATATTTTGTGCTCTCTCAACGTGATATCTCACAATCGAGTATATCATCAGAGACTTTCCAGAAGCAGTTGGGGATATCAACAACTTTCTATTATGTTTTAGGGCGTCGTATACTCCCTCT